CAACACCAAAGCATTTTTATTATCATCATCACCATCATCCTCGTCACCACGACTACGAATACGTCCACCACGACTACGAATACGTCCACCACGACTACGAATACGTTGTTTATTTTTAGCGTTCGAGCTTACAGCATGTTGGTCTTGCAATTGCTGCTTGTGTGAGGTTGAGTGCTGGTTGTGTAAGGTTGAGTGCTGCTTGTGTGAGGTTGTTGAAATACGGCTTGAGCTGGTTACCAGGCTGGTATGTTGAGAATCTGAGTCGTCAGACTCCTGCTCGATGCAGTTGCGCAATTGAGTGGTGAATGTACTTAGTGGCTGATCTGTGGTTATAACATACTTTGAAGTGTTAGGGGGGGGGTGATCTTTTTCCACATGTAACTTGTTCATGCATCGCTTAGATAGTGGACATGTGATAATTGAGCTTTGTAATATGGTATATGAATCTTCCTTACCAAGAGAAGTTATTCTAATTTTTTGTTCAGGATTCGAACACACAACCAAATCAATCTCGTAAGATTTATTCATGCTATATATTGTTCAAATAAAATTCTTCAAAGCATCTGAAGCAGTGTAATCCTTTTCTAATTCCTCATGAGTCCTTGGAATGAATCTATATTCAATATTTTGTGCAACATTGTCACAATATTTCTTACCCAGTTTGAAAGACACTAGAGCCACACTAAGTAAGAGTAAAAATGTGTAGATCGGAGTAAGTGAGTTTTCCTGCATGATATTATCAGAAGCAAATAATATTATAATGAGAAAGTAACGTATATAAAAAGATGTTTGGAAGATTGTTGGGTCTATTGGTGGTTTTACCGTTGATGTTGTTGTGCATCCGGTCTCCTTGTGAATCTCGTGTTTGCATGCTTGCAGCAGTAGCGTGTGTGTTTTTTGCCTATGAGACGTATTGTATTCTGTACATGCAACCGAGAACATTTTCTTTAGGAATTTCTGAACAATGTATTCGTTTCTTTACACTTTTCTGTTTTTGTCCACTTTTGGTATGGTGTGCGCATCAGCTCTTGAATGACGGAGATGTGACCCGAGCAAAACTGATTCTAATCGTTGCGGCAATCGTTTTCGGCCTTTACGAGTGGGGTATGATTTGTTGCGCTTTGCAGAGCGTCCTTGCGAATTAACGCCTCCAAATGCATTTGGATCTTAGGAGAGTTGGAGGTTGAGGCAGATGAGGATACGCGAGAGGGGGTGCGTGATTAGTAGTTGATTCTATCAAGAGTTGACTACACGGGAGTCTTTATAGTCACACATGATGGCGCAGTCCCCACATAGACACACAATTCTCTTCCCCTGAGGGTCGGAGCGCGTACGGCGTCCCGTTGTGTACACGGCGAGGCCATCGTCCGTTGTCTGGCCACATCGCTCACATGCCCAATGGTCGTCATTCGCATCAAGGTATGCACGTCTCGCCTTCACTCCCAAGTACTTGTAGTCACCCATATACGCGCGTGTGGAATGACTACAAGTACTTGGGAGTGGGCTGGCGACCCTCGATCGAAGATACGAAGCAGTGGTTCGTTTGGATAGCACATGTGGAAAGTCCATGGCTGCCAAAAAAATCCTCTGTGGAGGTCGTCCCTACACTCAATTCTCTTCTTCTTTCTCTCTTCAATTGAAGAGAGAAAGAAGAAGAGAATTGAGTGTAGGGCTCTTGAGTTCGGCCACTTTTTGGCAGCCATGGACTTTCCACATGTGCTATCGAACCCAAGCCTCGACAAATAAGCCAGGTCATATGAGCCACGAGGACCAGGATGCGAAGCATGTGGTTGAGGATGTGGTTGAGGAGGAGGACGAGTTCCATTATGTTCCAGAAGCGTACGCAACACAGGTGCACAGAGATGCGCTGGATTTGCATGATAACTGCAAGACGCCAAAGGAGCGTCGTGATCTCATTGTGAGCTACTACAGTGTCGGTGTCGTAAGCCGTACTGAAGAGTGGAGGCGTGACGAGATCAGAAGATACTTTGAGATGTGGGGATATGGTGATGAGGAGGCAGAGGAGGAAAGCACCTACGAAAATCAAGAATGCGAGGATCAGCATGATGATGACGACGACCACTGGAATGGGGTGCCAGGTGGGGGCGAGAGCCAGCCACTGTTCTACGAAAGCGAGTCGCAGCAGAGCAACCACGATCTACAGTGTTGAGAATAATATATTACCTTCTATGTTTGGTACTCGCCCATTCACCTGAAACAAGCGTCCAGCGCTGAGGTTGATAGTGTAATTTGTTGCTGGTGAGAGGCTCAAAATCGAGTTGGAAATAGAGATTTGTGACGATAAGAGTGTGACATTTCTAGCCTTTACAAGTGTGATTGTGCCGTCGTCACCAGATATAGTGAATAGAGTAGACTCATTTTTTGAGAAAGTTTCGATTCGGCGGTTGAACAAGAGCAAAATCGATTGATTTGTCGAATACGGTGTGTCCTGACTTGTCGACATCATGATAAGAGAAGGTGGTGTCACATAGAATGATGATTGCACTGACGACTCTACAAAATCATTTGGTATGGCAGCACTATCAGAGAGATTTGTTTGTGTGTAATGCTCGGTTTTCACAATGTTTAATTCTTGGTTCGTACAAGTGGAAGTAATGAATCTTCGTTGAAAGTCAATCACACAATCATGGTTGTTTCTTCCCGTATCAATGACCACAGCTGGTATTTTGGAGTCATAGGTGCATACATTTCTGATGAAACCTGTTGACACGAATCTCATTTTTATCATAGAAATTGAAAATGGTAAGTTTATAGACGAAATCCGTACTGAGTTAGAGGAGTACGAGGATGTAAGTTGAAACGATTGGTTTGCTTGTTGACTTGTAGGATCTGTATTCTCCCATATCAGTACAACACCATCACTGGTGGTCAATTCAATATGAGGAATGAAAGAAACAAATGTCAACTCGATTTCGCACTCGCGCAATCTATCTGACGCGAACTCGGGCAAGTCAATTGGATTACCCACAAGTACCGGTTTGAGATCAATCTCGTGACAAGTTCCTATTACTGTACTACTGCTAAGAGTGTTGCGCCCGCCATTCGATAATACGTTTTTGGTAGTTGTTTCTTCGTGACCATTTATAAAAAACATCTCGTTTGTGAATGCCAAATGGTTCCAGGAAGAAACTTGAAGTCTGTGCAAATTGCATTCGAATTGGTCGTGTTCGTTTGAAAATGTCAATTTGTCCTCGTGAATGAAGAGACATCTTTTCCCTTGTATCAACGTTAGATCAGTCAAAACTGTTGGATACCACGAAAGGGTGAAATGGTCCAAATTGATCTCTGACTGTAGCACGGCACAACCATGTTGAACGTCCAGGCAAGCGAGCCATGGATGATCAGAACAAAAGTCCCATTTGCTCTGCAAATGTTCGAAAGATATACCTTCATTTTTCAAGTCTACTGCTCTTTTTCGACTGAACAGAGCATTCGTACAGCTGAAATTATCAAAGGTCACATCTTCAATGAATATTAGAGATGCATGAGACTGTGCTGTAAGAGTTGAATCTGGAAGCAAATCAAAATTGTTATGTTGAGCAATGAATTCAAGCGTTGAAGTAGAGAATGTATCATGTTCAAGTTGACCAGATGTGTAATACTGCGGATGAACTGGTGGGTGTATGACTGATTTTTCAGTAATTCTAAACAAGACATTCGACCCATTGTTAGTGCTTAAGCAATGAACACCTGGGGTGATTGGAAGCTTTACATTAATGATGAGACTGCGCTCAGCCGGTGAAGACACTTCAAAACTAATCTGACCGTCAATCAATATATGTATGCTTGAGCCTGCCTCAGAGCAATACACTGAAATACTCCTCGTTTCCCCTGGCAGAAACAAACTTTCTTCTACCGTGAGTGCATCGCCATCTTCGTTCAAGAAGCAAGCATGTGAGATGACATTGCCTGAATTTGGTGTTTGTTCAAAAGAAGTGTTGAGCAAGTTGGAAATGTTCGTAACATCAGATAATACATTCTCCAGAGGCTCGTCATTCATAAAAGAAGTTGGAATCGTGTAAACTTCCTGGGATAACGTTCTATTCGACATAAATGATCCAAGTTGCAAACCGTTCTTTCCAAACAACATGGTTTCACCCTCATTTAGTCTCAACTCTGAGAGCTCTGTGCCCTCAATTTCTACTCTTTCAGGTGAAAAAAAATAGGTCACGTTCGACACAAGATGAATTTCGTTCGTTGCTACAATGCCGTTGAACATTAAAACACCATTTTCATTTAGTTCACTTGATATTGTACATTCCAATTCTTGTTCATTTTGATTGATTAAGTCATTTTCGTACTGGTTGATTGCCGCGATAGAATCTTGCGTTTTTTCTCTGTGTCTTATACAGTTTCTCTCTATACTAGAAAGAAGAGGAAATATCGAATTTGCATCTTTCAAAATGTGCTTATACAAATCAACTTCATTCAAGTACAACTCCTCCAAAGGGAGGGTCAGTATATCTACGGACTTTAATCTCGTAGTCTCGAAGCGCTTGGACAACTCCACTGTATAAAGCATTGCATCAACATTCTGCAACCCCCCTTTCCTGTTAACACTTAAATTATTGAACAACGAAACCAAACAAGGCAATGTCTTCCTAGTATCTTTGATGATTGGAAAGACTGCGAAACCCAAGTCAGCATGCGCTAAGGTTGATGTGAATAGCTCAATCTCAAATAGACTTAAACCACCCTCGTGTTCCAGAATTAAAAAATGTGAACCATGCTGCAAAAACAACAATTCCGAAGTGCCTGTTACTGAATCACTCGGAACTGTTGTTCCTACAAACTGTGGTATACCATTCAATCCAGAACTCACACTCACTGATAAGGAACACTCTGGTTTCACTCTAAGACCCGACACTTTTTTATCAGTTTTTATGATCAAAGTTGCAGTATTGAATTTCAATCCGTTTCCTACACCCAAGCCCGAAGAATCCGGATAAGTCTCGCCGCTGGCCCGAAAATTTAAAGGACTGCTGTTTGACTTTCTGAAAACTCTATTATAATCTGTGTAAGTTTGAATCGACTCATCAGAAAACGATGAAAAAACTACTTCTTGCTTCAAATTGCTGAATTCGGATGCGTATCCCAGTTCGTTTGCGATTATTTCATTCAATTGCTCTCCCTCTACAATGTCATCAACATTCAATCCAAGGGGTGAACTCATTCTAATCATAAACAAACATTTGGTATTCACTAAACCTACCGACTAGCTGCGGGCCACTTAAAAGATGGCCGAAGAGATGCTATTTGCAATAGCAGCTCCTTTTTGTTCTGTTTGTTTTTTTACGTTATTTGCTCGTCATCCTCGGATACATGCAAAAACATAACTATTCGCGAGCCTTACAATTATTTTGTATAATAGGATTATAGATGCATCATACAGACTGGGATAGAATGACAAACCAAAGATATGGATACATGCAAAAAGATCATTATGAAATGGAGGAAATAATCAAAGAAATGGCACCCGGAGGTAAGCACTACCATGCGTTCAAAGACGGAAGTGTTAAGTCTGATTCTAAGATTCTACACGAGGGTGCATCAGCATCACTTGTGCACAAAGGAAAAGACTATGATCATTCCTTACCAAGTTTTTACCATGGTAAGTGGTACCGATCTTCTGATTCATTTATGATGAAGATACTCAAAGTTATTCTTTTTATTATTCTTACATTTATTGCTTTGAAGTTCTTTATGATGGCAAGCAAGTCAATGGGTAAACGTTCATCTCGATCCAAGTCTCGATCCAAATCTAGATCTAGGCGCAAGTTGTAAGATATTGGCATTAGCATTTATTGCATGTGCTCCCGCTCGGGGTCTTGTCCGTCTACTTTATATTTTTGAAGTTGTTGACAGAAGATCCCAATTCAACAAATAAGCTATCAAACACCATGACAAAAGAGGAATCAAAGCAGCAGTACCCAATTTCTTCTCATGTAAACACATTATTCCAACTGTCAAACCTATTATGACTGGAAGAATATACAATGCAAGTCTAATATTGTTCAAACAATAAGGAGAAAATACTATTGGCCATAAAGTCAACATAAAAATCTGTAAACCAAACAATTTCATGACCAATTTATCAGATGTCTCTCTCAAAGAATACCCTATCAATAAATACAATATAGGCCAGATTATACCGAAAACATATGGTGGTGGTCTTTGCGGAACAGAAACACCTGAATCTTTACCCACTGAACACACCATAGAAGCCCCAAACCCTAACAATCCAGGTAAGAATAACTTCACATTCATCACTTCGTGTATTATACCTACATTTTTTGCGTTGAAAAATTTAAACAGGTGCCACTTATATTGTTAGGTATTAGAACACTTTCATATTAATAATATTAGCTAAAATAAAAATGAAAAATGTGACCAAAGAAGCAAAAGAACGCGCGTCTAGTTCTCAAAACATTGCACATTCTATGCCTGCTGCTTGCACTTACAATCATTTCAAAACTATTATCAAATATTTTAACACTTCTTTTTTTCGGAACAGTATTATCAAAAAAATATTTCTTGTTGAAATAAAAACCAATAATAATTTCGTACATGAAACATTCACTAACCCCGCTTTCAGATTATACCCGGTAAAATCAAGTGACCAATTTTTATCTGGAGTACGGTGGCCTAGATCACAAAATATCTTCCCAATCGGGCAATCTCTTCGATCAGGCATTAACCTTAGAAAAAGTACCAATATTCGAAACGAAAATTTAAACAAGACTCTTAGTCTCGAAACGGGAGAACTCTTTGTGTTTTTGATACACGCAATCGCAAAAACTCCTGGCACACACGCCTCAGCTGCAATAGTACACAAAAAAAGCAAAGATGAAATAGAATTTTTCGTACTAGAGCCTGACGGAAAAATTTACGATTACCACAAAAAGATAGCTGAAAAGTATTTCAAGGTCGGCCCTGATAAAATGTATCTACCTTTTGATAGAATACAAGGCACAAACAGAATTTGTATTGCGCACAGCAAAGCTCTCCTATTTACATTTCTCCAACATTACAAACAAAACGGAAATAGAGCTTTGCAAAGATTTAGAACTTCAAAAACTACATTCTCAACAGCACCTGTTTTGAAGATGGGTGGAACCCTTGGCCCTGAAAAAAGTGGACGTATTACATCTGCAAGAAGAAACTCTGCAACTTCAATAGAAGACTCTGCAAGAGGAAAGTCTGCAAGACCAAGGAGGTCGCTAACAAGATCAGTAAGAAGATCACTAACAGCACCAATAGCAAGATCTAAAGTTGATCCAATGCCAACAAATACCAAAATAAATACCCGCAACGTTGAGCTCTTTTGGATCAAGTTACAAGCCAGGGGACGGAAACACTTGAACAATAATTTTCAGTTCATAGTTCCAGCCGCACAGGTTATCAACAATTTGAAACGGAATGCACAGTATACCCACCATTTTAGAAATTTGAATGAGAAACAACTACTTGATTTGCTTGGTATCTAAAGACTCGGGAAGTGTGTGTCACGCATGTGTAACCCCCTACCCATCCATTCAAACTGCAATCATCCTGGGCGGGTCACATGCCCCGGCCCTTAGGGTCACACATGTGTAACACCCATCCCTTTTCAAATTCAAACCCGTCAAACCGGACCGTCTCTCGTTCCCCGCCACATCTCTCAATACCGGATAGCCATGAGCATGTCCATTCGCTCGCAAGTCGACTTTGCCCCGTGGCTTGAGAACATCACGAAGCGCGACCGTATCTTCCGCATGATCGGCAAGACTCGTGCCACCAGGAACATGACGCTTAGCGACAAGAAGCGTGTCGCCCTGAGCATCATGTCGTCGCCGCTGCAACGGATGAGCATTGGCGCCAAGCAGTATGCCATGGCGCTCGCGGTCGAGGAGGCACAGAATAAGGTCAAAGTTCAGCCGATCGGCTTCTTCACCCCGGGTGACGGAGAGAACGGAACAGGAGGCGAAGAGGAGTTCCCTGTCCGTCGTCTCCAGTGGGGCACCGTGGATACCAGGCTCATCTCGTATGATATCCCTATCGAGGTACCGGACGAGACGAGTCTGAACCCTGAGAACAAGAAGATCACGACCGAGCGGATGATAAAGATCAAACATATTCACGAGATCTCCAAGAATGTCAAGTTCAACCTGCGTGAGCACTACAATGAGAAGCGAGCCGCCGGCACGACTTCCACGGCTTAAGCACGCTTGCACGAGTTTGCGTACGTGTTTCTGCGATATTTTGACAATGCCATCTTGAAAGTGAAATTTTTGAGAAGAAATCAAGTACTTTTCCCTTTGGGAAGTTTAAAGTTACATTCTAGATATACACGTACCAATTGGGGCGAAGTATGCCTCCTGAATCATGTTGAAAATACCAAACAATCCTGTTCTTTTACGAGTCTTAGTTCCACCAGGACTTTTGTGTGTTATAATATTACCTATTGGAGCAGTCAGTACTGTTTTTGTTTTCGTTTTTAGTTTCACATTATATACAATGCTTTTTTGTTGAATCATAACTTAGGTAAACGATTTGAACCTTGCATTGCAACAATTACACTCATGAAGCGACTTTGTGAGATCGATACCAATTTCTTCCGCTTTTGATGTTGTCCAGAGTTTGATGATCGAATGGTTGGCTGCAACTGGGACAATACATATGCCTTTAACTGTGCTATCGTCAAAGACTGTCTCTCCCATGACGATTAAACATATTTCCTTCATACAATGAGTCCAGTCTGTACCTTTTATCACTGTTGACCAGCACCCCCCCCCCGACCATAACTTTTTATCTTCCTCCCACAGGGGGATCGTATCACCTTGCATGAAAAAGATGTTAGTAATTCCCGTGAACTCATATGAAATGTTGTTCAAAAGCTGCCACATATGTTTCACTGTTTTAATTTTGTATATGTGTATAAAGCTTTCCTTTTCCCATGAGCTTTTGTTGGATTTCACGTAAAAGGACCACTCTCTATGCAAGAAAAGACTTTCTGCCTCCTCGGCTGAATAGCTCATGATGCTTTAACTTCACATTTATTTCTTTAAATGAAATTACCCATTGATATGTGTTTTGTTTTTGCAACGTTTTCTCTAAATTTGTTTATCACCAATTTTCTAGTAGTCTTTGACTGTTTTCCTGTGTACGAATTCGGACTAAAACAAGAGAAACATCCCTAGCCGTAGCCGTCTACGTTGCTGTTGTGACAAAGGCTTGATCACACTCTGTGTCATCTTCTTTAGTCCCAAGTCGAACATGTGCAGCAGTCCAGTCCAAGCGAACCAGGGGGTGCGAAGAAAGCGCATCCGGATGCTGGGACTCAAAGCAAAACTTCTTGATCTTGAAACACGTCACAAACTCAGAGTGAATCAAAGCGAGGAACGGAACGGTATGACCGAGACCATGGTGACAGCTATGTTCCAGGATGTAAATTCACTCAGGGCGCTGATTGTGTCCACATCGACATCGAACCCTAACCCTGTAACCCTAACCCTTTCTAACCCTAACCCTAACCCCAACCCTAACCCTAACCCTAACCCTAACCCTAACCCTAACCCTAACCCTAACAAGTCTAAATCCTATGATGAACGTCAAGAGGAAACAATACAAGAAGCAACCACCGAGAAGCTCAACTTAAGAGACAGTGGACCCCAACCTGAGGACGATTCCTCAATTCTCGCACACCATCTGTTAGCAAAGTACATGGACTTCATGGACTGTAAGGCTGACGCATGGCTTCTACGAATCATAATGAACGAAGAATGGCCCTGGTTAGACATCGATACATCACCACCCGCCAATATGGTATGCCACCACTTTAGACTTAGGAAACCCATGAGTAGGCGAGTTAGAACCCAAACAACCACTGCTTCACATGCTTCTCTCCCCGTCATAGTTCGGATGTACACTCACGACTCTCACCGCCGTGGTTCGTCTTATCCACCTGGTTAGCGACACGATACGCTGGCAGAAGGGACCTGGAGACCTTCCAGTGCGTCATGTTAAGCCCAATCATAATGTCAATTGTCACATCTGCAATCCTGCAAGTAGTTTGCGAATCTTCGCGGAAGATCTGCTTCCGACAAAGAAATCTAGGAACAAGGCAACAATGGTATTGTTGGTCTTCTTCGCTGACACATTGGCAATCAAAGACGAAGACAAAGATTACACTAAATGGTCTGAAGAAACGAAAAGAAAATGTGGATTATGCAATGTTGGCTTTTATTTCATGACAGGTCCAATCGATTCAGGAAAAGAATTCGATCATTTTACAACAGGTCTCTTGTTCTTTAACAAGGATCTATGCGTTTACGGCCCTCTTAGGCAAGAGGCAAACATGCGTTTACCAGAGAGGTCGTTCAAAATCGTTCATGAAGATTTCAAAGATGAATTCGAATCCAGATATGGATTTGCACCAAACCTCGTTATGAAACGCAATGGGGTGATGAACGTTGGAAAAAACGTGATAACTGCTGAATACTTTTTGCTTTGCTACAATGTTGTACAAGCACCAGAAACACCTCCACCTTCGGTGCCACGGGACGTAACGGATGAAGTGGTTGATGATTTTAAAGGGTCCTACCTTCATGACATCATCAATGACCCCAATATCAATGACAAAGAAAAGGAAACCACACGCAAAACACACAAAAAGAAACGACAAAGTCGCCGGCGCTAGTCTTTCTATCGTGAACAGATCATGGGAATGACATCCTTCTCTGTAGACACCGTGTCATGTGAAGACAATTTGGGTTGCCACTGGCGAATGGTCTGATGTTAATGTGGGAAATCGCTTTCCTAGTTGCTGATTGATTGATATTCATGACATATTATAATATGGCCAGTGATATTTCTTTTTGTTTAAGTGGTTTTTTTACGACCAAACGCATAACACACATCACCATCACACCCGTATCGCCAACCCTCTCCTTATCGCCGGCCCTCTCCGTATCGCCGGCCCCTCCGTATCGCCGGTCCTCTCCGTATCTTCTTAAATTCATTTCTTCATTGCCTCTCCAAATGTCCAGCTTTACTCGTGCCACGCCACCCGTGCCCTTTGGGCACGGGTCCGCGTTTCTTGGGCTGCAAGTTAAGATGTTGCCTTGCGCGTTGCATCAATTCTTCGAACTGAAGAACAAGCAGCTCCTTTTCCGTCTCACTCATCACACTCTTTGTCTTCTCAGCATACATGTAGAGTTGATCGAATCCTCCGCCCCGCAGATCATCTTCCCACAGGCTTGCCTCTGCTGCGAGTGAAGAAAGCTGTGATTGAATCTTCTCACTCTTAGTCTTCCTCCCTCGTTTCAGCCCTCGTTTCAGAGGAGGGGGGCCACTGGGGCCACTGCCAGTGTCTCCGCCCATGCATGCCTCCGTTTCCGCCTCCGAGTCTCCCGTTTCCGCCTCCGAGTCTCCGTCTATGTCGATAGGTATGAACTCACCAGCATCCTTGGCCAGCCTCAGTCGCAACTCCTGTGTCAAATCTGCGTATTTGTGAATCCCAAACATGACCGAGTCAAGCTGCGCCTTCGTATCTGCAAGCTCTTTCTTGGTTTCGAGAAGCTCACGCTTAGTAGCAGCCAGTTCAGCAGCATGCTGTTGCTCAGCAAGATCATCAGCAAGCGGGTCTGTGCAATCCGTGCAATCCGTGGAGCTCATGGGCACAACCCACACTCAGGACGGGAGGCGTCGTAGGTAGGCAGGCGAAAGTCACTCAGAACACTGTGGGTGACCACAGGGGACCACTTTCACTGATCCTCGCGCGCGCCCTGTTGGTGCCTTGCGAGCCATTCTGGTGCGCGACATGTCAAAAATAATTCACTTTGGAGCCATTTTGACATATCAGTTGAAGAATCTGGATTCCTACCTAAAAAGTGCTTAAAAGGAATAGTTCGTAGAGAATAAAATGACTGCAGCACTAAAGAAAGCAATCGCCAAACATGGCTACAGCAAACTGCAACTTACCTGGAAAAAACACGGCCACCGTGGACTTTGTACCTTTAGTGGCATTGGCAAGAAAACAGGACATGATTTAGAGGACTTATTTCGTTACAATGATGCTACCATTCATCCAATTTGCAGTCATTTTGATGAAAAAGAGAGATTAAGCACACTTTTATGTGAGAAAGGCCGAAACGAATTTAGAAATGCTAAGTTCACTAATACATTCACAGCTAGCCTTTCAGATAAAACAATTTCGTCATTTTTAAAATGTGCAGACACAATGTCATCATGGTCTGCACATGACCAAATCATCAAAGCACTTTCGAAAAAATTATTGGAGAAATGTGGCAAGTGTGGCAATAAGACAATGAATGAGACAATGCCTGTGGTCTTCTCGATTGACAAGAGCCATCTTTTAGACGACCCGTGGACTACTTTGAAATCACTCTGCGGTCTAAAATCAAGTGATTTCAAAATGGTGGACAATTTAGCACAATCAAACAATTGGTGGGATCGAGCAAGCGTAAAGCGTGCAAAAATATGTATCCTAATCCGTGTTGATTACCAAATACAGAACAATGGGGATACGTATCTACAGACTTGCACACTTGACACACTTCTTTATGAAGACAAAATTCCACTAGAAGTAAAGGAAACAGCAAAACAACAACTTTTTCAATCAGGAGCGTTAGTATCACATGCTGAGCAATTATTTACGACACACGAGTATGCTAGCGCTGAGTTAGGCTGTGCTAAATTTATAAACAACAACGCTCACATTGAACAACTTGCTCCTGAGTCTGAAACTTCTGAACTTATAAAGAATATCTTTGATACGTTTAAATTTGAGCCGACGGATGAACAATCGCAATGCATATCAGACTTCTGCAAGTTTAAAATGAGTATTATAACAGGCCCTGGTGGAACAGGAAAAAGTGAAATGTTGAAGACAATTATACAACTGGCAATAAATTATGAGATGAACGTGGTGGTTTTGGTACCAACACATCAAGTGCGCAAATTAATCACGAAGCTAGTATCAGAAGACATTAAAAAACTTATAAGCATTGAGACATATGCTCATTTTATACATGGTAACAGACACACATCATTAACATTACCGAACTCTGTTTATATCATTGAAGAAGCATCAATGGCGGATAGTTTGTCACTATGGCGAATATTTCAAAGAGCAAATTCGGATACGCGCATTATACTATGTGGTGATGCAAGTCAGTGTCGACCAGTCAGTGCCGGGGCACCATTTTTTGACATATGGCGTAGCAAAAAAGTACCCACTACTGAACTTACCCATGTTTTTCGTGCAGAATCCCAAGAGGTTGCTGACTTTTCTGCACTATATCGGCATAACGGAAACAGATATTGGTCACTCAACCCTTCAAAGTCGACGTATGCACTCAAAAATATCGATTCAAGACACGTAGAACCATACTTAGTGCACGTGGACCAGGATGCGAAGCATGTGGTTGAGGATGTGGACAAGGCGCTTAGAACAGCATTACAAGATTTAAAGAATTCTGGTATTAATGATCATGAACTTATCATAGTCACACTAACAAATGATGATTGCAAACGTTTTCATATTATAAGACGCAATGTCATGAGAAATAACAATGATACGGCACCCTATGCGATTGGAGACATTGTGATGTTTAACAGCATAACAGAATATTACTCAACCTACGATCGTGGCACTGTTGAAAAAGTAGACGGTAACCACATATTTGTACGATACGAACCAGTGGAAGAGGAGCAGTCTGCACTTCAAGAGGAAATTCTTTCGGCATTGTCACGTACGGATGATGAATTGATAACCCATAATGATAACATTCTGCCGCGTAAGAATGCAGATAACACGTGGACAATTAGAGTCAACTCATCAAATATAAAACCAGCAGGTGCTGTTACCGTTCACGCTTCACAAGGAGCACAATGGCCATATGTGATCGCAGTATTCTACAATGATTTTTTATCGAAAGCCGATAAAGTATACACTGCAACATCACGTACAAAGAAAAAATTGATTATCGTCGGTACACAAACTGTATGGAACAATCATGCAAGACCGACCAATAATAACCCACGTACCACACTCCTTCATTTCGAATTGGAAAAACCAATTGACAATGATTCGCCAACAACACAAGAAATTGAAGTGGGTAGAAATTCTCGTGGGAAAATTCCAAAGGCTATTCGAGATCAAGTGTGGCGTACATACAATGGCGAAGTATATAACTCGATTTGCTATGTCTGTAATAGAAACATTGATATCGCAAACTTTCATTGCGGTCACGTGATTGCTCACTCGTGTGGTGGTGGTACAGAAATTGATAATCTTCGACCAATATGTATGTCGTGCAATTGCTCAATGGGTGTTCGAAACTTAGATGAGTTTAAGGTGGCGATGCAGAGTAAATTATGTTTTGAATAAAAATTAGTTTGGGTCTAAGAAATGATTTTTGAAAGGTGTTGATTGCCTCGCCATGAGCACGTGGATGAGATGCAGTTTGTCGTTGCAAGTGACTTGAATGTAGCCGCTTTGGGCGGGTCTGGGGGTGGAGATGACGCCTCTGGAGGTCTTGAATCGTCCGAGGGAGGAGGCAATTGCGCTTGCAGATCGTTTGGTGACCAAAATCATGGACAAGGCGCCTCTGTAACAATCCTGTTCTTGTCAAATTATTAACGATAAGACATAAAATTACAAATCATTTTCCCCGCCTCGACCATGGATGCACCATCACCGAAGCGACCACGCGGCGAGAACACCGTCTTAAAAGGAAGCCTTTCAGAAGTCTCAGACGCAATGACCAAGCGCCCCATTCAAGAAGTAGACCCAACACCGAGTGACTTTTCGGACGATTCTGATGATGATATGGATGGTGGAGGCGGGACCGTAAACGACCAACCGCCGCAGCGCGGTAAGAACAACGATGAAGCGGGACCCTCGGATGTTCGACAGTACGATTCCGATGATGATATGGATGATCACACCATGAACCATCAAATGCGCCCAGAAACGAAATATGACAATGAACTTTTGCAACGCGTGTTGAAGAGAGACAAGTGCACAGTCACAACCCCCATTCAAAAATTGACTCGGGAAACAAAAATATCAGGCACTTGCTACTGTGGTGCAACGTTTTGCAAATCCTTTCGATCCTTGAACGAAAACGGTGGTGGGTTTTGCAAAGATTGTGTAAAAATGAATAAAGTACAAAAGATTAAAGACACGACTATGGAACGCTACGGGGTTGCGAATGCAGCCCAAAATGAAAGGGTGAAGCAAAAGATGAAAGACACGAATATGGAACTTTACGGGGTTGCGTGTTCAATGCAAAATGAAAGGGTGAAGCAAAAGATGAAAGACACAATCTCACAACGAAATCCATTGCAAAATGAAAGGGTGAAGGAAAAACGAGCAAGCACGATGATGGAACGCTACGGGGTTGCGCATGCAGCCCAAAATGAAAGGGTGAAGCAAAAGATGAAAGACATAATCTCACAACGAAATCCATTGCAAAATGAAAGGGTGAAGGAAAAGCGAGTAATCACGAATATGGAACGCTACGGGGTTGCGTATCCAATGCAAAATGCTGATATTGCAGAAAAACAAGGAAAAGAAACTTACCAGTGGAAAGAATACAAATTTCCGTGTGGAACTACTGTTAAATATCAAGGTTATGAGAACCTTGCCTATGATGAATTAGTAAAAGAAGGGTATGTTTGCAACGATCTCGTCACATCACGTAAGAAGGTTCCTGAAATATGGTACGAGACGCACGATGGATCAAGACATCGTTATTATGTGGACATTTACATTCCCTCAAAAAATAAAATGATAGAAGTGAAAAGCACCTGGACCTATGAAAAAAAAAGAGACAAGGTACATGCAAAAGGACACCAATGCAAAAGTAATGGATATGAGTATGAGATATGGATCTACGACTCCAAATCAAGGAAAGACATTGTTTGTTTCTATTAATTTATCTAATGACTCGAATTGACCACGATACAATGTATTTTGTCTAGTTGTTCCTTGTCAGCAATATCCTTGTGGGAGCTATACCGGCCATCAAGCGTGAACACGTCATGGGTTTCTGCAAGAAACTCCTGGTGGGCGACGACAACGGCTGATCCTCCCTCACGCGCGCCTTGTTGGCGCCTTGTTGGCGGACGTCCCCTGTGGTATCGCTCACTCCACTTACTGCACGCGTGTACGCACTCGTCACAGCCATGCAGTCGTCATCATACGATACTGATCCAGAAGAGGAGCCAGGGGGGGGGTTTGGTGCGATCACCCAGGCGGAGGCCAGCATATTCTATGACCCCGACGCGCCAACTACTGACCAAGCACAGGTTCTCGATGAGCTTTACCAAAAATTCCGTGATGAATGGCACGAGTGGTGGCACGCACCCTTTCTCGTTAACGTTCAATATTTTGTCGACACGCGTCCCATCACGCACTGCGTTCGCGTAAACCGCCCGATGGACGTCGAGGATCTGAAAGTCAAGATTGCGCCACTGTTCCACGTTCCTGTCGAGCAGCAACAGCTCGTGCACAGGGACGTGTTGATGGAAAGCGGGCAGTGCCTTTGGTACCATTACCAGGTGATGACGGAGGACATTATCATTCTTCTTAAGACATGTGTTCCTCACACACACACACACGCGCAAAATTTTGTGCTCCCTCCTATTTTGCAGTATTGAGCAATCTCGCGTAATCTCCGGTTGTTCCTCTAGGGGGGCAGGAGCACAATGAACCACAAGAAGGTGACGACGCCGATTGCCACCGTGATGCAAAGCACACCGTAGTCAATCTTCTTGTTGAAGTCAAGTGTGACTGGGTGAGTCTTGTTTGTGATTCGCGACTTCGTTCTAGCCTGAAGCTTGCGGGGGGCAGCAGGGGGGCTGTAGTGCGTGTGGTACAACTGTTGCTCGGGCGTGAACATGCGACTTGTGTGTGGACGGCTATGTGCGTTCAGGAGTGCGGTCGATACTCATTGCAGTCGATATTCTTTTTACGAGTCTCTTTACAATAATAAAATCTCACATGATTATAAGGATGCGTCAGATGCGTTATCAATTAGGGTCCCGAATCAGG